CTTCTGCCCGCTTCTCGGCTTCGGTCTTGATCAGCACCAGGGTGCAGCCCACTTGGTAAGCCAGCCACTCGGCGTAGATGGTGTTGCCCACCACCCTGCAGAAGTCGGCCAGCTTGTCCGGATCCAGTGAGTTAGAGCCCTTCTTGATCCGGCTGAACGTGCCTGGATCAATACCCAGAAGAGAGTTCAGGTAGATCTCTTTGTCGTCCAGGCCAGAAGCGTCACAAGCCAGGGTGAAGGCCGCACCGGCGTTCTTCTTGGCCCGGATCATTTCCATCGGCACCAGCATCGATTGAGGTTGGCGGCTCAGCGCCAACTCTTGTTGTTCGTCAGCTCCCATGGGGGACCTCCAAAACGTTTGAACTCAGTTGGCTAACTGAAACTGGCGAAAAAAAATAAGGTGAAAGAGCCGAGACGTAACGCAAAACGTAACGCTGCGTTACGCGGCGGTGAAAAACCGTTACGCGGTATTGAGTGACCGGACGTGATGCCCGATAACTGACACAAGGAGAAAGACGATGACGAACACCCCAACACCTACCCACGGCGAAGAGACGCTGGCCTTTGATATCTGCATGCGGCTGTTTATTGCCGTGGTGATCGCTGAAAGACCTGGAATCGGAAAGGCCTACATCGCTGAGCTTGACGCGATGCTTGAGCAGCGTCTGCCGACGCCAGCAGTGCACGCCGCGGTGAAGAGATGGCGTGATCATTTCGCTGAAGCGATCAGTTGAGCGCGCGGGGCAGAACGGAAATGGGGCGCCAGTTCAGGCCAGATCAGCCAGTAAGTGTCTGGCCATTGATCGACGCGGGAGAACCTCCCATCACTCAACTGCTCCCACTGAACTGCTCGCTGGGGACTGATGGGGGCTTTGCCGGATCCCATCTGAGACAGCATGGACTTGGACACTCCAAGCTTTTCGGCAAACTCTTTTTGCCCACCAAGCGGTAGGCTCGCTAGAAATTCTTTGGCGTTCATGCGCATCACCTGTTTAGGTTGCGATGACCAAAGTTTAATAACGATTTAACCCATAGTCAAGTGAAGTTTAATGCTTGCTTGTTTAGATGCTACTAATCACACTAAAACCATGAACAGCACAGAAGAAACACGTCGTTCGCGGCTCAAGGATTGGTTCTCTAGTCGATCGATCCCCGCAAAGGAGAAGAGCTATATCTCCCAGCTGCTGAATGGGAAGGCGCCCTTTGGAGAAAAAGCGGCGCGCCGGCTTGAGCACACCTACGGAATGGGGGATTTGTATCTTGATACCCCCGAGGCGACAACTCCCGTTCGCGAAACTACAGCCCCCTATCTCGTGCATCCGTCAGTGGTTTCAGAACGGCCCGACATAGATGACCACCAAGCGGATATGGAGCGCTTTTTCTCGACCCTTGAAGTGTTGTGTGCCAGCATGCAGTCGGTGCCGTCTGCTGTGCTTGAGTCGATCGTGAGGGCGATGCGAGAAAAGACAGATACCCCCTTGGGAGGGAGCAGAAAAACAACCGAGGCGTTCGAGCGCACAGGAACCGCAGAACCTGAAATCACACCCACTCAAGAAGAGCGGCGTGCCGATCGTGGCGATGACACCGAACAGGCCTAGCTCCAGGCCATTTGCCGAGCGAGCTTTTGGGCTGCATAGCCTACTGCGTATTTGCTCCGGCGGACGTTTCCGGCATGTAGAGTGCCGGACATCTCAAGATCCTCATCAAAAAGGATCGCGGCTACCCCTGAAACCTCGCCGGCCGCCGCCAGCTTGATAAGCTCAGCGGCCATTGCGACGATTGAATCGCAATCTTTTTTTTGCTGCTCGCTACTAATTTTTGCCGCCTTTGGCGCTGCATCACTGATTTTGATCCGCCGCAACATTCTTTCGTGACAATCATCACGGAAGAGCGGATAGATTACCCAAAAGGGCAGCCCTCTTTGTTTGAAGATGGCTTACCCTGACTGCATATAAATACGCAGACGTATGGGGGCAGAATGGGCACGCTTTTGTATTTCGATACAACCAAATCTACAGTTCGCAACGAGGGGCTTCGGAAGGCAACCGACGAAATTACGGTAATGGCCGATGAAGGGAAGGTTGATGGGGTAATCATCGGCGGGGTGAAAGATGGCAAGATTGTCTACGAAAGCACACAGGGCACCGATAGATTCCTGGTGTGGTCGTTTGCAACGCGATTGATAGAGAGAATAGGACGGCGGTAATGGATCTGGCGGCAGACACATTCGACATTGTGCAGGCATCGTTCGTGTGTCCGCTCGCCATTCAGTTTCCCAAAAGCCGGGCTGGCGCCTACAGCTACGCCCTGGCGCACGCCCGTGGTGCAGCGATGTACCGGGAGGATACGATTGACGGCATCCTTACCCACGTCGCCGCCTTTGCGGCAAGCCCGGAAGATATGAGCCGGGCAGCGGCTACTCTGACGAACCTGAAGGGGTACCGGGGGCTGCTCATCTACGCCAGGGGGCAGATGGTTGATTGGTATCTTGCGCTGCGCGTTCTGCGGTGCTTCCGCGATGCCTGCGCTTGCCGAGATCCGCGCGCGCACTGCATCGTGATGATGAGAGGCCAGCAGTTCCCCTGTCGGCTCCTTGCGGAGTCTGGCATGCGCCTGCAGGCCGGACACCCGTCAACCAGAAAAGATTTGATCCAAGCGGCAGCAGTCAGGCATGGCTGTGACTGGTGCCCGAATTTCAACGTGTGAGGAGGTTGGTATGCGGAAATTGGCAGTATTGGCCGTCTGCGCAGGTCTCGCAGCATGTGCCACGGTTGGGCGCGACATCTCTGACGACGAGGTTGCATCGATCAAGCCTGGGGCCACACAGCAGGAGGTGATCGCAAAGCTGGGTGAGCCAAGCCGGAACACAGTCACCACGACCGGGGAAACGATCCTCACGTACACTTGGGCGCACAGCCAAGTGCGGGCGGCCACGTTCATCCCAGTGGTCGGCCTATTTGCCGGAGGCCAGGATACCCAATCGAAGGCGGTGACCTTCAAGTTTGACAAAGACGGCAAGCTGACAGAAACATCTACGTCACGCAGCAACACCCCTGTGACCGTCCGCTAACCCTTCCACACCCCGCCAAGCCCGCGTTCTGCGGGCTTTTTTATCGCCTGCCCGTTCGGGCGCATTCACTGAAGATCGGCCACGGGATTGGTTCTACACGCAACCAAACACCACGAAACTTAACTCACACGAAAAAAGTTTATTGCTCACTTGACTTTGGGTTAGAGAGGATTAAACTTGCATTAACGGTTAAGCAAACAAACGGAGCGGGCCATGAACGGACTGACCAAGATTGCGCTGGAACTGAATGCGATCCACGTGGAAGTTTCCGAGCTGCTCGCCACGCCGATGCGGATTGAAGAAACCGTCGAGCAGCGCCTGGACCGGGCCCGTGCCGAGATGATCGAGCGCATGGGCGGTGTCGAAGCGATGCAGCGGATGCACGAGATGGCCACCACCGATTTGTACGCATCTGGCCGTCACCTGGATTGATGGAGGGAGCCATGGCAACAGTCATTCGCAACGCAAAGCTGACGCTGGTTCCCGGCTGGATTTATCGCAAGAACCCGTCCCACTACATCCGCATCGGTTATGCCGATTGCGATATCGAAGATTGACCACCTGGAGGAAGACATGAGCCACCGCAATACCCTGGAACAGAAAGCCATTCGCCGCGCAGAACGTGCCGCCCGCAAGGCCTTCGCTCCGAAGCCGCTGTATCACATCGCCGACACCGACGCACAGTTTGCCGTGCTGACCGGATCGGGGAATTTCTCCCCCGCCGAACAGATGCATTTCGGCATGAAGGCCATGGTCAAGCGCGCCGCGAAGTATCGCCGGCCGTCTGAGCAGTATCTGCGCTACACGAAGTATCAGGCCCCGGTCTAAGTCGTCTCCTGAGAGAGGTACTGGCGCGGCAGTTTTAGGGCTCCTGGCCGCGAGATTCAAGGGGCTCCAATTTTTCGGATTGCACTCAAATGGAATTCGTAAAGTTCGAAAAGGTTGAGCAGTTTTCAGTGTTTGACGAGCACGGCTTGTACATCGACAGGACGTGGTCGTCAGACGAACTGCAGGCATGCAGGGACTGGAACGCGGAACACCCGGAAGGCCCGCATGCACTGAGCGCGATCCGCACCGACGAGCCGCAGATACCGGTCGCAGAAGTGATGGAGTGCATCACGATCCAGCCGGTTTAGGAGGTTGTCATGGTTGCCACATATCGAATCGAAGTTATGGAGCCCATCGAGCAAGTGAAGATCTTCATCACCCTCGTGGCAGAAACGTATCAGGCCGCTGCTGAATCTGCCCTGGCCGTCGCAAAGAAAGCATGGCCCACCGCCGCGCTTGTTGAAGAGGAGAAGTAATCATGCTGCAGAAAGCCTATGCCGTTATCAAGTTGCATGTGCCGCTTGAAATCGACTTCCGCGATGTCGATGCCGTGGAAGCCGCCCGCCAGGATCTCTTCGATGTTTTCGCGCCCACAGCAGAAAAGATGGATGCCGTCGCCCGCATTGAAATCCTCCCGGACAACACGGAGGCCAATCATGCGTAACGCTGCCGGAAATGCTTCTGCAGTAATCCTCTCCCTGCCGATGTTGGCTTTGCTGCCGATGGTGGTCTGGGCATACCCGTGGCTGATCGTGCGTAAGACTGTCGCGAAGGTTTCGGCATGAACATCGTCACGAATCTCGACGCGATCAGCATGCACGTCATGAGCAACGATTCCGGGAAAGTGACGCTTGTACTCGATAGCGTCTCAGACGTTCGCCGGATGACGCCAGCCCAGGCGCGTGAGCTTGCATCGACTCTGCTTGAGCATGCCAACACAATCGACAAACCGCAGCAGGTCCAGTCTGTCCTGCAGATGATGGGGTGAGCAATGGACCTCGAAAAACTGAAGGTGCTGGCGCAGGCGGCAACACCTGGGCCGTGGTCGAGAGACACAAACTCAGGACTATCTGGTGATGTATTTGCAAAACAGCATCCCAGCTATTTGGCTAGTCCTCGTGGCTATCCTGTTTGTCTCACCTGGGGCTTATGGCACAGCCAGAAGTCTCCTGAAGCAGAGAAGCGTAAGCAGAAAGAAGCTAATCGAAATGCTGACTACATCGCTGCCGCTAGCCCTGATGTAGTTCTCTCTCTGATCAGCGAAATCGAAGAACTCCGCGCCCACGCCGAAGCTCTCGCGAACTCGCTTTCTTATCTTCGCGCATTGCCCGGCATCCCGCTGCAAGCCTTTGAGGAATCTGGACGGGTGCTGTGGCCGTATATCACAAGTGAGTATCACACAAAGAAGGTGGTGAAATGACCGCCTTCCCCAACACCCTAACCGACTGGCTGCTACTTGTGGCCGTCACCCTTATCCCGGTCGGCGTAGACCGACTGCTTTCAATGATTGGAGCGTAGACAATGAGCACCGCAATCGTACTCAAGCAGGTTGGCACTCTCGCCACGAAGATGGGCCTTGATGTCGAAGCCCGCGAGCTGGTTGATGTTCTCAAGGCAACGGCATTCCGGGGCGAAGTAACTGATGCACAGATGTCCGCCCTGCTTGTGGTTGCAAACCAGTATGGTCTGAACCCTTGGACGAAGGAAATCTACGCCTTCCCCGACAAGAAGAATGGGATCATCCCTGTTGTTGGCGTTGATGGGTGGTCGCGCATCATCAACGAACATCCGCAGTTTGATGGGATGGAATTCAACCGCCCTGAAAAGATGGTTCGCATGGATGGTGCCAAGAATGATGCACCTGAATGGATTGAGTGTGTCATGTACCGGAAGGATCGCAGCCATCCCACCGTAGTCCGCGAATATCTTGATGAGGTGTACCGGGCTCCGTTCAAGACTGATAAGGGATATGTCATCGACGGCCCCTGGCAGACACATACCAAGCGCTTCCTCCGCCACAAGGCAATGATCCAGTGCGCACGCCTCGCATTCGGATACACCGGCATCTACGACGAAGACGAGGCCGAGCGGATCCGCGAAATGGGGAATGCTGATGTTGTCGCAACCAAGCCGTTGGGCGGAGCGCAGACAACAGCAGAAATCATCCTCCCCGAATATAGCGAAGAAGCGCTGACTGCCGACGCTCCAAAGGTCGCCAAGGCTATCCATGCCAAACGCGTCACGCTTGACGCAGCGATCACCACGATCAAGACAAAATTCACGATTGGCGAAGTCTGGGAAAAGAACCTGCGCAGCCGCGTTGAAGCCGAACTCAAGAAGCTCGAAACCCCGGCTGAAAAGCCAACGGCAGAGCACGATGAATTTGTCGAAGCAATGGGGAAAGAATGACCATGGAAACCTTGAATCTCCTGCAGGGCTCACCGGAATGGCACGCCGCCCGCGCCGCGCACTTTTGCGCATCCGATGCGCCGGCTATGCTCGGCCTGTCGAAGTACAAGACCCGCAATGACCTGATCCGCGAGAAGGCCACCGGCATTACGCCGGATGTCGATGCCGGCACACAAATGCTGTTTGATCGTGGGCATGCTGTCGAAGCCAAGGCCCGGCCTATTGCCGAGGCGCTGGCGGGGGACTCGCTCTATCCAGTCACGCACACCGCTGTGATTGAAGGGCTGGCGCTCTTGGCCTCCCTCGACGGCGCCACGATGTTTGGCGACGTGAATTGGGAAAACAAGCTCTTCAACAAAGAGCTTGCCGATTACATCACCAGCAGCAACGATCTACCGGACACACACTGGCCGCAGGTCGAGCACCAGCATCTGGTGTCCGGCGCAGACAAGACGCTCTTCACAGTCAGCAATGGTACTGAAGAAAGCACCGTCTCCATCTGGTACGAATCCAAGCCCGAGCGCCGCACCCGCGTCATCGAAGGGTGGAAGCAGTTCGCTGCGGACGTAGCCGCATACCAGCCCGAACAGGCCAAGCTTGAAGTGGTTGCCGCCCCCGTCGAAAACCTTCCGTCCGTGGTTGTGCAGGTCACTGGCTCTCTCGCTGTTACCGACAATCTGGCGAAGTTTGGCACCGCGCTGGAAATCTATCTCGGCAAGATCAACCGCGAGCCGAAGACCGACCAGGACTTCGCCGATGCAGATTCTGCGATCAAGACGCTGATCAAGGCTGAGGAGGCGCTGAACGCCGCAGAAGCTTCTGCGCTGGCCCAGGTCGAATGCATCGACACGATGCGCAACCTCAAGGCCAAGTTCTACGAACTCGCATGCTCCAACCGTCTGGCGCTGGAGAAGCTGGTCAAGGCCGAAAAGGAAAACCGCAAGGCAGTGATCGTCGGCGAAGCCCGGGCAAAGCTGGATTCGTACATCCGCAATCTGCCCAACGCCAACATCATGCCGGCGATCAATGCCGACTTCGGCGCAGCGATCAAGGGGCTGAAGACCATCACCTCTGTGCAGAACGCGGCAGATACCACCCTGGCCACCGCCAAGATTGAGGCCCGCAAGATCAGTGATTTGATCAACGCGAATCTGGAAATCATCGGTGCGCAGGCGGAATACGCCAGCCTCTTCGCTGACCGAAACCAGCTTGCGCTGAAACCGACTGAAGTTGTGCAGATGACGGTTGATACCCGCATCGCGGCTCACAAGGAAGCCGAAGCCAAGAAGCTGGAGGCTGAACGCGAGCGCATCCGCCTGGAAGAAGAAGCACGCGCCCAGCGCGAAGCCGAGCAGAAGGCAGAAGTAGAGCGTGCTCGCATCCGTGCAGAAGAACAGGCCAAGGCCGCAGAAGATGCCCGCATGCAGCGTGAAGCGATAGATCGCGCCGCTGCGGTTGAACGTGAAGCCGCCCAGGCGCGTGCAGCAGAAACGAAGCAGAACTCACCTTTCCTGGGGGGGCCAAACTTCACGCGCCCGGACAAGGCGCCTGAAGTCGATACCGGTGCACGCATCACGCTCGGCCAGATCAAGACTGCAATTGCTCCGCTCTCTATCGACCAAACAGGGCTGCTGCAACTCGGCATTGAGTCAGTCGGCAAAGACCGTGCTGCGATCCTGTATCGGGAATCCGACCTTCCCAGGATCTTCGCCGCGATCATCGAGCACGTGACCAAGGCATCCGCCCTGAAGCTTGCAGCATAACCAAAGGAACCATCATGGAAGAAACCATTTTCGGCCTGTTCTTTGATTCGGAAACCACGGGGCTCCCTCTGTGGAAAGAGCCTTCCGAAATCCCGGAACAGCCACACATCGTTTCACTCTACGCTGAACTCGTGAACATGCAGACGCGTGAAGTGGTGGATTCGATGGATGTCATCGTCAAGCCGGAGGGCTGGACTATCCCGGAAGAAACGATTGCGGTGCACGGCATCACCAACGAGCATGCGGCTGAGGTTGGCATCTCCGAAAAAGATGCGCTTTCCCGCCTACTGGAACTGCGCGCCCGCTCTTCCCTCCGCATCGCTCACAACAAGACCTTTGATGACCGCATTGTCCGTATCGGCCTGAAGCGTTTCTTCGACGACCTCTCGGCACCCGAAGAAACCCCACAGCCGTCCGACGACTGGAAGGAAGGTGAATCCTTCTGCACCTGCTACGGCACCAAGGCTTTCTGCAACCTGCCCGGCAAGAAGCTTCCGAAGCTGGAAGAAGCTTACAAGATCCTGCTCGGCAAGGACATGGAAGGCGCCCACAACGCCAGGAATGACACGGTGGCTTGCAAGGAAGTCTATTTCGCTTTCCAGGACGCTACCCAGCCGAAGGCCGCATAACTTTCCGGGCCGACGCGCGCAGAAATTCCCGGAACCGGAGAGCGCGCCGAGGCCCACCCACCACAAGGAGCAATGATGATTGATCTGACCAACCAGACCGCGAAACTGAACAGCATCACGCCCCGGCAGGAATGCCACGGCGAAGACCGCGTCCCGGCATTCTCGCTCGGCATCGCGTGGCGTACCACGAATGATCTTCTGTCCGAACTCGACTCCACCTTGAAGTTTGCGCTGTACAAGAAGGATGAAGGCCAGGACGATCTGCTCAACGACCCGGGGCACGTCACCAAGCTCAAGTACCCGCTGCTCAAGGGGCCGATCAGCTGGGACTGGTCTGGCGCAGGCTACGAGATGACCATTCACCAGGGCGTCTCCGGCAAGGGTGACATCACGATCCAGGACGTCGTGCTGGACAAGCTGAAGATCGACCCGCAGGACGGCGGCGAACTGATCGTCTCAGTCAAGGCCGACTGCCGGCCAACTCCCATGCAGATGGGCGAGCTTTGCACGATGCTCGGCAGCGAGATTTCGATCAGCCTGACACCGCCCAGCGCATCGAGCGGCAGCGACAAGCCGCTGTTCGATGACTCGTTCGAACGCGAGGCAGCATAACCATGGACAGCTACCCCATATTCACGGTCGAGCAGGTAGACGCAGCAATGAAAAATCATTCTATCGCTGGGATGGGGGTAGCTGTCGCGCGCCAAGTTCTGATCCTGGGAGAGTCGCTGACAGAGGCTGCCGGAGTGCTTGACTATTCCACCAATGTGGGCCGCCGGGCAGTCAAAACGCTGCTCAGCAAGATCAACCGAATCGCCGAGGCATATCGCCACGGAGCATCACCTGATCGCCTCACGGAGGCCCAGTTTTACTGCTGCATCACTTACATCAACCGCATCACTGTGCCTGCAGATGTGGCTTACGAAGTCCTGGTGCTGGGGAAAGATCGCCTGGAATCGACAAGGCGAAATTGTGCCAACCCAAATTGTGTGATGTCCTGCATCACCCGGATATTGGCAAAGCATCATAAGTTCATCCACGCGTACGGAGGTAATCATGAGCAAGTTTGACCGTGAAATTTATGCCGAAGCATTTGTGCTGCTGGTGATGCTGATCACGTGCATGCTGATCATCGCGAAGCACTTGTGATGACGGCCGATCTGTCAAAGCTCCTGCAGATGTCGCGAAATCGAAAGGAATGGAAATGCTGACTGAAATCATGGCCGTCCTCCAATCTGGCGGCAGCAACGAAGAAAAGGCCCGGGCGATCCTAACGGCGGTGACTCGCAACTGCGAG